CCCACGTTCTTTTAATCGCTCACCAATTTGTTTTCTACTTGCAGGATTAAATGGAACATACTTTGTTTTGGTTTTGAGTTTAATTACCGCATCGGGAAATATGTCTTGCATCTGCAAAGTTATGTCCTTCTGCTTATTTATAAGCTTCGAGTAAAACTTATATGCCTTCTCCAAATCGAAAGCAAAACCAGCGTTTTCCACTTTATTAACAAGGAGTTGCATACGATGCTCACTACGCACAGATTCATTACTGAACCTACCTATCTCGCGCAAAAGATGTTGATACAGTTTTTCGCACACGAGAACATCATTCTTACAGTACTCTAGCATTTCATCATTTAGTGAATCCCATCCGCCAGAGTATTCAGTCTTTTTAAAATTTAAACGATCTCCCCACGAGGATAAACTGTGACCACCCTTTCTATCTGGGCGAGAGATGCGCGACATTACCAATGTGTCTACCTGTTTACGTAGAGGTAAATCCATTCCCCATAGTTTCTTCAGAACTGGGAAATCGTAAGCGCAACCATTATGCGCTATAACAGTGGAGTATTCGTCAAAGAGATTGAAGTTAGGTTTAGAAGTAAAGAGACGCATAGTGCCTACACTTGTAACACTGTCTTCTATCTCTTTTAACCAGAGGCAGAATATTTCTGTAGGTTCAAGACCGTTAGCCTCTATGTCTATCACACATGCTTTAGTCATGTGGGAGCCAGTTGTTTCTGCCTGTTAGTTCCTTATGAACAATCTCAAGTTTCTGTTCTATTTCCCCTTCCGTTCCAGCATGTACACCAGCTAGAATACCATTAAGCTGGTCTTCCAGATCACGCTTATAGTTTTTCAAATCCCAGATAAACATTGTCTGTATACCTTTAGCCAAATCGTAATTAGTTTCCATTACCCTTGTCCTCGCTTTCTTTTGTTATTCTTATGACAACTATTAGGGCCAAGCTTCTTTTGATGGTTAAGAGGTCTTAGCCTTGACCTACGACGAACTCTACGCTCCTTTGCAAAACTTTTCAAGGCCATTCTAAAAATCCTCCTCAACATTTTCGAGCCTACCAGTAATCTTGTTATAGTAGAGCCTACCCGCCAGCCCGACATCTCCGGTGTAACGACACTTGAGAACTCGTAGAGTGACCGTGTTGGCCTCTATAGGGTCATCAGCCATCGTGTTTCGCTCTAGGGCTATGACAGAATCGCTTATCTGGCTAATTCCATGAGAGCCGCGTAAATGAGAAAGGTTTATCTCTGCATCTGATGCCTCGTGTGATCTGTCAGAGGAGAGGCGGCGTAGATGGGTGACAAGATGGATAGTGCATCCTGTTTCTTCTGTCAATTGACGTAGAAGCGTCATGGTTTTGTCTATAGACTTACGCTCATCAGTAATGTCCAGACCAGAGGACAGAATTGAGAGGTGGTCGATAAAGATTATTGAAGTCTCCAACCCGACAACCATATAACGTATACGGCTGAGGAGATCCTGTACATTCATGCTGCCAAAGTGATCGTAGAGATATACCCGACCACTTCCCAAGGTGTTATCAAAATACTCCCGTATCTTTTCTTTAGAGTATGTACTGAACACCTCGTTCAGATGGAGACGGTCATTAGCCTCAACAGCTAGAATGCCTCTCTTAGTACGCTCTAGACCTTCCTCAAGAGCGATAATTCCTATCTTTTTATCAGTACTCCTAAGATAGAAATGCTCCAACTCGCGTAGCACACTGCTTTTCCCCACTCCTGTACCAGCGCACCAAGTTACTATTTCTCTAGAGCGGATACCCAAGGTTTTCTCTTGAAGATCCTTCCAAGGAAATGGAATGGAGACAGTACTCTGATCATCCCATAAGCTGTCAAAGTTGTCTGCAGCGTTAGCGATACCAGATGGAGTGTATGGTTTAGAACCAATAACATGGGTGGTAAATTCAGTAGCCTTGTTATCTGCTGAATATTCGCAAGCATCTTTCTTCTCTAGATTTACGATATATGCCTTACCGGGAGAGAGTAGTCGCGCACATTTAGGAGCAGCTTCCTTCCCATTCTGATCAGAGTCAAAGCATATATAAACCTTATTGAAGCTCTCTAGCAGTTCAAGATTGTTTCTAAAGTCGCGCTCTGCACTAGCAGCACCACTTTTGATAGATAGAGAGCAGATTATACTACGCTTCATCGTGTCAGAGGTGAGACTAGTGGAGCTTGGATCAATACGGTTAGCCATTTGGAAGGCGGCGAGAGCATCTGCCTCTCCTTCTGTTACGATTACCGATCCCTCTCGCTTCACTGCATCTTTACGGAGAGTCTGCACTCCAAATAGAGAAGCCTCTTGGAAATTACCATTAGTGTAGAAGTTTTTAGTAGATGAACGATGTTTCGCACCAAGACGTAAACCGTCTTGATCAAAGTAGGGAAACTCGACTGAACTATCATGCTTCACATGAACACCGTAGTAATTCATCACAGCAGTAGATATATTACGATCTTCCCATTTGGTAACTTCATCAGGCTCACGGTGTGACACTATTATTCTCCCTGCTTTTGGGTCAGTGGTTGTGGAGTAACGCTTACAACTGTAACAATATGTATGGTCATCGTATATCGTTAGAGGGTCTGAGCCGCCACAATCGGGACATGGTTGATAACGTAGTTCAGTCACTTGAAACCTCGCTACCTAGAGCGGCATATCCAGCCATGTCGATGAACGAATCGTCACTAAGTTTATGACGTAGCCGCGCAGCTTTGAGAAGCACCATCATTACACATACATCAGAAGGTGATATATCCTGACAAAGATAGCCGCTCCACATTTTAGCTATCCTTCTAAAGTTGTGTCTTGGTTGACCATGCTCGATCTCTCTATCTCCATTGATAAGGTCAGACGCTTCCCCTAGAACTTTGTACCTATTCATCCTTCTTTTTCTCCTTTTCCACAGCTTCTCCAACTCGTAGTGCGGTTCCTATCACACTTGCGAGGGCTATTGCAAGAACTTTAAGTATCAATTTCGGGTTTCCTTTCTAATGGGAGCGGAAATGTGTCATTTGAGGATACTATAGTATCTCCATATGACGCATCGTCGATAGAACTCTGACAAGTAGAGCAAACATAATCGTATCCCCTTCTAGGGACATAGTTTATGGGGAGAAGATGGTCGCAGATAAGGCAACGCATCAATCTGCGTCGCCTGTGATATAGTCGCGCACTTTGGCTATCTCGTAAGCAATTTCTTCAAGCTTGGAAAGTTGAGATAGGGTCATATCCTTTGAATAGCTTACATCGTCTGCTATCTCGCTGACTAAGGTAGACCATTTGGACAGGACATCGGTGAGGAAAGCCTCACTACATCCGGCATAATCGGTCCTCACCTTGACATTCTTGAGAAACTTCATCTCGTTTTTATTCTTGACGAGGGCTTCTTTCATTTTAGATTCGCGTGGCATGAAGGGCTTACTCCTCTAGTAATTTTTTCAAGTGTTTAAGCTTACGAGTGTAGATCAGATTGGAGTTGATCCGCCGTTGATGGTACTGGTCATCTGAGAGGGACCGCGCCATTTTAGAACGCTTTAGCTGCCTCTTTAGCCTCTCTATTGAACGCTCTCTATACTGATCATTATTGTTAGCCATAGTTGAATCACCTTGTATCATATAAAGAACGTATAGTGTTAATACTCTATATATCTTTATATTGTATCATAGTGTAACAATAGTGATTATACACTATTGCTCAGAATTGGCAAGAAGCTTAGTGCATTTTCTTTTTAAGAACACGATTTATACGGAGATTGTCTTCCTCAAGTTCCATGTCAAATAGAGCTAGAGCCTCCGGGGTGTTGCCTTCTAGATAGAGTTTGTAAGTTATGATCGCCTCAAGCATGAATATCTCACCGTTCCCTTTATTATTCAGGCTTCCTAACTGTCTATAGAAGTCGAGTACTTCGCTGGGCAGGAGGAGATCAACTAGTACCATATCGTGATCTACTGGCTTATCCATTGATTGTCTCCTTTAGGAGTTGTTTATAGAGGTTCTGCTCATCTTTAGAGGTGATCAGGGGGGTGATAGCCTCGAATACCCCTCTTGCCTCTGGGGTGAAGGAGAAAATAGAGGATACAGGTTGCCCCGTATCCCCATCAATTATCAGAAGTTCGATCATTTGACATACTCTAGGTAGCAATAACCAAACTTAGAACGGCCCTTATGTGAGGTGATATCGACCTTATATGAAGGGTAAAACTTTCGAGAACGTCTTAAAA